CTTGCATATCAAGACATATTAGGAAGACAGGCAACAGCGGATGAACTTTCTGGTGCTATGTCTAACTTACAACTCCAATCTTATGGAGGAGCTGGTATCTCAGGATTAAGAGATTCTCTTAAATCATCCAATGAATATACTAAAAACGTCAATAATAACTATTTAGATAATTATTACGATACTATGTATGGTAAGCAGACCAGAGATGATGAAGGTAATATGACTGGAAAACGTAAGTTTACTTTCGACCCATCTTTACTACCTACATACCAAGGAGATTTGGAAGCCAAAACAGGCGTTGGTGTTACTTCTGGACAGCAGTTTGCAGATTATTTTGGAGAAGGAAGAACCATTGCAGAGCTAGAAGAAGGCAAACAGAATGTTAGAGATAGTAGAAAGTTCCTGTACAGTGCTGGTTTAACTAATCTTCAAGGTGATATTGATAAAGAGACTCAAAAGATTAAAAATGAAGGAGCAAAAGACATCGCCAAGATACAACAAGAAGGAGCTATTTACGGACAATTGTTAGGCGGTTTTAACTTCTAGAAGAATACCTTTTGTTATAATGAATTCAGAGTTAATTACTTTTAATTAAATGGAAGAGAATACCGACAATTATTTTGATATCCAAAGATTTCAAGATTTACTAGAAAAACTAGAAGGTTCTAAAAAGCGTCAGCAAAGACAGAAGTCTGTAGAAGGACGTAGAGACATCTTTGCAGGTGGCCTTTCTAATATGATGAGTAATTTCTAATCTGATACCATTAGCATAGGTTACTAAAATGACTGTTGACAAAACTTACGAGTCAGATGATTATTTTGACCTGGATAAATATCGACAGGCAGCTGGTGTAGCTTACGATTTTTCAAAAAAGAAAATGGAGGATGCTGGTGAACAAGAAAGGAAAACAATCGATAAAGGCGGTGAAACGGCAAGAAAGTCCGCTAGCCAAAAGCAGTCCTTCAGTGAAAAGGACGAAGAAAGAGACCGTAAACAGGCCCAATCAGCTTATAGATATTGATCTATTCAATGAATGGGTAGATAATTTAGATTCCTCTACACAGGAATCTTTTTGCTCTTTTGTGGCAGATAATAATTCTATTATTGAGTCCTATTTGTATTCTCGTTTTCTAGGATATGAAGGCAGTATTTCTCCATGTGATTTATGGATAAAAGAACATTACAAAAAACCGGATCACAGAAAGAAGTTGTTATTTGAAATTGATGAGATGCAAGAAGATATAAGGAAATTGAGAGAAGACATAGAGAACACTGTAGTTAAAAGAGATGCTGGTGTTGGAAGAATTGCCCAGATGCAGAAGGAACTTAGAAGCACTATTTCTGAAATGGAAAACTTTACCAACATGAGAGATCGTAAAGGATTACTTATGGCTGGTGCAGACCGTGCTATTAGAGAATTAATGTTTATATTTAAAGATGATCCAATAGAATCTCCCCTAGAAGAAGCAACTATGAGCGTATGGGCGAGAATGCAGTTAGAGGAGTAGTGCAGTTAAAATAAGAAGAAATGAATATATAAAATTAGTTCATAATGGCTAAAAAAGGAATGCCACCTCAGCTTCTTGAGTATTTTAAAAACAAGAACAAAAAAAAAGAAGACGGCTCTAAAATGAGTGATAAAGAAAAACGTTCAGAAGCGTTAGATAAAGCCAGAAAAGCTAAGAAAGCAGCTAAGACTTACAAAGATAAAAAAGCATCAGAAGAGCCAAAAGATAAGAAGTAAGCTAATATTTAGTAGTACTTAAAGTATTAATTAGTGCCTTCTTATACTCACCTTGCTTATAGACGTAATGCTAAAGCTGCAGCCCGTAAGCAACAAATTAAGAAACCTAAAAATCTAGAGACACTAAAGAAAGCTAGAGAAGATTTCGGATACTTTTGTGAATTTGTAGCGGATAAACCACCGGCAGAACATCATAAAACTTGGCACAGACATTTTATTACTAATGAAGATAGTAGCTGTCTGTTAAAAATTGCAGGGCCCAATGTTGATCTACTAGCTCCTAGAGGGTCTGCTAAATCGACTGTATTAGGTCTTTTAACTGCTTGGGCTATTGGTGTTCATACACAGGCTAAACAGCCTCTACAGGTCTTGTACCTGTCCTACACAGTGGATATTGCCAGGTCTAAGTCTGCAACCATAAAGAGAATTATTGAGAGTAAGAGATATCAAGAAGTATTTCCAAAAGTAAGATTACTTAAAAACGTAACCAGTAATGAATATTGGTCGATAGATCATAAATTTGCAGGAATAGATACTACTGGTGAAGAACAATTCACATTATGTGCTGCTGGACTGAAAGGATCGGTTACATCTAAGCGTTCCCATCTAGTCATGATTGATGATGCAATAAAATCTTCTGCTGATATTGCGAATCCAGATATAAGAAATCAGATGAAGGAAAACTGGAATGCAGTTATAGCACCTACTATGTTTGAAGGAGCTAGGGCTATCTGTTTAGGAACTAGGTTTAGACATGATGATATACACGCTACTACTTTTAATGAACAAAATAATTGGACTCAAATTGTTCTATCAGCTATTTTAAATGATTCTAAAACAGGAGAAGAAGAGTCATATTGGCCGGACATGTGGTCTCTTGAATATCTAAAAGAAAAGAAGAGACAAGCACCTATAGCTTTTTCTTTTCAATACATGAATCAGATAGTTAGACAAAATGAATTATCATTAGCTCCAGAATTAATAGTAAAAGCAGAGATTTCTACTGATTTTGACACTTTAGGGATAGGGGTTGATTTATCCGCAGGTATTAAAGAAAAGAATGATTATACAGTCATGGTTCTTGGAGGGCGTATAGAAGATCGTATACACATAATTGATTACCGACGTATTAGAGTCATGGGTAATTTAGAGAAGTTAGATGCCCTAAAAGAGTTGCTATATGACTGGTCAATAATAGGAAAAGATGTCAATGAAAATTATTTTCCTACCTACTCTACATGTGATGTCTGGTCAGAGGCGGTACAGTATCAAGCATCTTTAGAAGCTGACTTTAAAAGAGTATGTTTAAGTAATGAAGGCCTATACAATCTTATATGGCACCCCGTTAAAGGATTCAGAGCGGATAAACTTGCACGATTCAGAGGAATAATGGGAATGTTTGAAGATAGAAAAATAATATTTAATAGATACAGAAACTTTACCCATATGTTTGAAGAATTAACTAACTTTGGAGTAAGTGGACATGATGACTGTGTAGACGCTTTAGTTTGGCTTGTAAATGGATTAGCCCGTAAAGGTCAACTTCATTTAGACTTTTAATGTAAGGGTATATAAATAGTTATGGGACCTGAGTATATTGCCGTTATTTTCAGTGCTGTGATATCCTCCTTAACTGGAGGAAGCTGGGTAGCTAGTAAAGTATTAGAAAGGCATCGTGAAAGATTAAAGGATGTTGTCCAAAGAGTAGAAAACCAAACATTACGTATTAATGCTTTGGAAGAACACGTAAACCGCATGCCATTGGAGTATGTTTTAAAAGCGGACTTTATTAGAGAACTACAGGATATGAACGACCATTTCAAGGCAATTCATAATAAGCTTGATAAACTAATGGAAAAGCTTATAGACAAATGAGTTATGTTTTAGAAGTGAAAGAAGCATCAGATGGTGAGCTGTTACTAAACTTACCGGAAGAAATATATAATGAATTAGGCTGGATTGATGGGGATTTGATTGAATGGAATGTAAAAGGTCCGGGTTTAGTTTTAAATAGATTAAATGATCCTTTTAGATACGAAGTAAACGAAGAGTAGAATATTAAAAAAAGACAGATTAGATCATGGCTTTTAATTATGGTGGCGGGTACGGACCGGGAAACAGTGGCATTGGACAGTTTCAAGGTGCTTTAAGTCGTGGCCCAGTAGACCAACAAGATTTAAATAGATTAATTGAAGCGTATAAAAGAGAAGGAAGATCCCTACCTTCTAATGTGAATATCCCACAAGGTACTAGTCGTACTCCTATTGCAGTAGGTCTAGGGAGTATGGGACAGGTAGGAAACATGGAAGGAATGAAATTAGCTCATGGTATTCATGCATCTGTAGACATCAATGGCATACCTAGATATTTAGATAAGGGTTCTCACGATCCTAGTCAACATAATGCTCCTGTAGATCCTAGTGGTAATCCAATACCAGAATTAAAACCTAGAGATGAAGATATTCCTTTGTATGGAATGCCTAGAACTCTTTCTGGCACTACTTTTCCAGTAGGAAATTATGTAAATAAGACAGTTAGTTAAAAATGCCACAGGATGATTCTAAATATACAAAGCCCGGCCTACGTGAAAGTATTAAAAAGCGTATCACAGCAGGAAGTAAGGGAGGAAAACCAGGACAGTGGAGTGCAAGAAAGGCTCAGATGGTTGCATCAGAATATAAAAAAGCTGGTGGAGGATATAAAGGTGGAAAAGGAAAGAAGCAAAAAGACTTAAAGAAATGGGGTAAAGAGAAGTGGATGACTAAAGATCAATATGAAAAGGGAAAGAAAGCAAAAAATGCCGCTAAACGGTATAAAGATTCTAAAAAGTAATCATGGAAATTCCATCAAAAATAAAAGCCTTACCTAGGCAATTAAGAAAATCAGCTAAATTACACGCTGGACAAGCAGAAGTAGTACAAGGTTTTCTTGATGATTTTATTAAAAAAATGAAAAAATAAAATGGCCGATAAAGCAATACGAAAAGGATATACAAAGCGTTACTTACCTGAAAGTGCTTGGTCTAAACTCTCTAAAGAAGAGAGAGAAGAAACTGATCGTAAAAAACGAGCTGGTAGTAGAAAAGGTAAGCAGTTTGTGAAAAACACGAAAACAGCAGAAAAAGCAGGCAAAGCTGCTAGAACTGCTAAAATGTATAAAGATAAGCGTAAGAGATAGTAAATGGGTAACACCGATCCAAAAACTAGATTAAAAGAAATAGTTGACTCTTACCTAAACAAAGATGGTGGAGGAATGATAGATACTGGGATAGTGGCTTCCCACCTTGCCCAGATGAAATTGTTTGGAATTAGACAAGGAGTAGAGTTTTTCCCAGCCCAAGATAACTTCGGAAACCAAAGAAAAGATTTTGTAGACAGAGTAATTAAATATAACCAGCTTGATACTAGACTAGATTCTATATGGGATTACTTTCTTTGTGATGGACAAGGTATTTTTTACATCAGACCCACTAAGACTAATTACAGACTGTACTATTTTCGTAGGCATGAATATAGAAGCTATTACAATATTGACGGCCAACTTGATGAAGTTGTAATTATATATAGCTATAAAGTACGTCAAGGATCAGGTTATCAACAGGAAATAGTGAATCAGAGTATAAGTGGTCCTGACATGATGGGACAAGGAGGATCTAAGAGATTTATAAAACTATCCATTAAGAAAAAGGTCATTAAAGAAACACATTCCGAAGGAGAACTATCTTTTGATTCCACTTATCAAGGTTTAGCTAGTAACACTAAAACATTTGTTAATACCTTAGGCTTTATACCTTGTGTAGAGATATTTAATAATGCAAAAGGATTCTCAGCAGAAGGAGTAGGTGAATTCGATGCGTTAGCTAATCACATATGTACTCATGATGAGATGGTTTCTACCATGAGAAAGAACGTTACCTTCTTTGGTAATCCAACATTACTTTCCTCAAGACCCAAAACAGATTTAATGGAATCAGGTGATTCTGCTGTACAAAGACCTTCTATTGCCGCTAACTCTGGTTTTGCAGGAGCCAACCCTTTAAGCCAATCTAGATTTAAATCTGATCCTTTATCTCGTGGTGTTGATGGTCAAATCAGAGTACCTAGAGTTATAGCTAATTTAGAGCCTAATGATCGTGTTGGTTATATTGTCCCTGATGCGATTACTGGAGACCAGAATTCTTTCTCACGTCAGTATAGAGAAGAAATAAGAACTGCTTTAGGAGGAGTAGATGAATTATCCATATCAGCTGGAGTAACAGCTACTGAATATAAGTCTTTATTTGGAAGAGTAGCAGCTACTGCTAAGAAGAAAGCTGCTTCCGTATATACGTATGGTTTATGCCGTTGTTTAGAGTTAATAATTTTCCAAGAAGAGCAGTTATTCCGTGATACCTTAGCCTCTGCTGTTGGACTAGAAAAACCAGTTGATCTTCCTGAAGATGCTACACCAGAACAAGAAGCTCTTTATGAAGGTGCGATGCAGTTTTATGACGACCAAATAAAACAGTTATTGATGGCAGCTTTAAAGGCTCAGCAGATACCTCCCGGAGTAAAAGGATTGATACCTGATGGTGATTTGAGTATCCAATGGAGATGGATGGGGCCTGTTTATGAAGACTCAACACAAGATACATTGAATAATTCGATTGTTGTAAGAAATCTTCAAGAATTAGGCGTTGATAGCATAGAAGCATTGAAATACCTCTTTCCGAGCAAAACGGACGAGGAGAGGGCAGCCATGTTATCTGGTTTTCCTTTCAGGATGGTGGGCGAACTACAGAGTGCATACTCTCAATTCGCAAAGTTAGTGGGGGGAATGATGCAGACCCCTCACCCGCAGTCACCAGACTTACCAATGGCGGCAGATCCACGCTTAGATCTGACACCCTATCTGTATCGAACATTAGAAGCATTACAAAAGGAGATGAGTTATGCAGGACGCTACCGTCCAATCGACCCCACAGATGAGCCAGGCACCAGCAGCGACAGTAGCTCCAAGCAGTTACGTGGCGGCAGCTCCTCAGGCACCGGCAGCTCCTCAGGCACCGGCACCTCAGGCTTATCAGGTGGGTACGAGTTACCCCCAAGCGGTACCTCAGGCAGCCCCCAGCTACCAATCAAACCCTACTCAGTACGCCCCCCAATCCCAACCGGCGGCAACTCCGGAGGGCAACCCATGGGAATCGGCGTTCAACAAAGTAATGAACGTCCTGAGTACACCAGTCCAATCCCCGTTCCAGGGTCAACCCTCTCAAGTGGGGACACAGTACGCACCAGCGAACTACGGACAGACAAACAGCAGCCAAGCTACACCACTATCGGTTCCCCAGACCTCGTCAGCCAACCAGGGATACTCGGCCAACTATTCCCAAACCTCCTCGACACTCTCAGGGGAAGCGGCAAAGCAAGCTCACCAAGAGGTGGACGGAGCGATCGCAGATTATTACAATCTAAGTCCAGAGACAAAGGAAGTGATAAACGCATTCGGGATGGAGGCACCAGCGGTACTAAACAAGTACGCTCTAAACCTAGAAGGAATGCTAGATAGTGCTGTTCAGTGGGGAAATCAAGCACAAGGATTAATAAAAGGATATGCAGATTTTGCTGTACAAGAGCATCAAGAGAATCTAGCTTATAACGAGATACTTACTAATCCAGACGTATTAAGTGATTACACACTTAAGTACTTTGGACCAGAGGGACCATATCCTGTTTATGAGAATGAGCAGCAGTTAGAAACAAAAGGATATCCAACAGCTCCACAAGCGGCTGCTAATGGTATCAATACTTCTGCTACACAGGCTCCATCAAACTTTCCAGCACCTCCACAGGCAGCTGCACCACAGCAGCCAGAGAATTTCTGGGGTTCATTTAGCGAGACTATGACTCGTGATCCACAGAATGCATGGAAAGTACTTAACCAAGTACAGCCAAACACCGTTCAGAATAAATTATTCGTAATGGAGTAGGGCTTCGCTCTGTAGCAGTGCATACTTCTTTTTGTAAAAAATTATGTACTGCTAAAATTTTAATTAATAGAGATAGGACTAAATATGTCTAATTCTTTTACCCGATAAAACATTACTGCCACTTTTGGAGGATAAAGCAAAGTGTTCATTGATAATGACTTTCCAAAGATTCTAGGTGCGGAGCTATATAGGCCCCACCCAGCATATGTGGCTGAGATGGCCGTGGAACCAGTAGTGGTACACGATTTTTCTCGCCAACCTGGTCAAACCGTTCAGCTCGATAGATACAAGTTCTGGGGTACACCTGGCACGAAGGACTCTAGAGAGCGTATTGCTGATCAAACTATTGGTACAGCAAACAGCCGTAACATCACAAAGGAAAAGGTACTTGTAGTACTTAAAGAGTACACAGGTCCTGCAGATCCTGGTGATGCAACACAGCCAAGCACATTTAAAATTGCTCGTGAAACTCTAGTTACAGCACAGCGTCTTCTTTTAGACACTGGTAACTTAAATATGTTCCACCAGTCTATTGGTTCTCTAACACTTTTAGATGACTATAGAAGATGGAGAGATAGAGTATTCATTGACGAGCTTGCAAAAGCAGAAGCTAACGGAGCAGCTTCCTCCTCACAAGGTGGATATTTCTTCGCTGGTGGAAAAACAAAAGACTCTTCTGGACGTATTGCATATACAGCAACTGAATATGGCAACCAGATTCAACAGTTCTCAGTAAAAACTGACCTTTTAACTGTTGTTAAAGACTTACGTAAGAGAAATGTTCCAACATATGCAGACGGTTTATATCGTTGCTTAGTTGATCCAACATTCATGATGCACTTACGTCGTGACAGTGACTTCAGAGAAATTGCTCGTTATGCTGGTGCTCCTGGCCAAGGAATGTACATGGGTAATCCTATGATTCCTAACAACGCTAGTTTCTTCCAAGGACCTCAGGCTGGACAAGCTTACTTCCTTGCAGGCGAACCAGTTATGCCAACAGGTGTACAGTTTGAAGGTGTTAAATTCTTCGAGTCTACTAACTTCCCAACAAAGAACATAACAGCTACTTTTGATAATAGTTCTTATGCTTCTCAAGAAGTTGCTCAAGGATTCTTCTTCGGACCACAAGCTATTGGCGTTGGAATTGGAGGACCAAATGCACAGGTACTCATTAACAATAATGATGACTTTAGTAGATTTATCATATTGATCTGGCAATTGTATGCAGGTTACGAAATCCTTAACAAAGACTTCGTTACAACAGCATTCAGTTTCTTATCTGATGATGGCAGCATCTAGTAACTAAATAATAAAAAGTAAAATTAAGGAGAAATAAATGTCTTATTTATCAGCTAAAAAAATATACCCTGGTAACTTTACAGAGGCTCTCAACGGTTGGTACAAGAATATTGATACCAATGATGACAGCACTAATGACAAGAGTGTCGGAGGTCCTACTTCCGTACTCGCTGTACCAGGTTATAGGTATTTCCAACAACGTGGTTATGCACAAATTACAGGTAAGGTAGGAGCGAAAGTATCATCAGCAGATGTTATTGTTCCTTCACCTTATAGAAACGACAGCACACGTACAGACATAACAGGAATGGTGATCTCAGGTAGTTCAACTCTTCCTTCTTATGTATATCGTGCTGCAGTATCTGTTGCATCTGGTTGGGATGGTCGTGTTGCTTCCGGTGTTTATGCCGCAACAGGTGACGCTGTATCATTCGGACGTAGTAATGGTGGTGCTCCTGTAGCAGCTTCTGGTCTTGCAGAAAACTGTGCTCAGGCAAATATTACATCTACAGTAGATGGAACAGGCGATGGTGGATCTGGTGCAATATTCTTCGCTGCTGGCGTAGAAGGCTTCAGTGGTAACCCATTCGTTACAGCTTCTGGTACAGCCGCAGGTGGTGCATTACATCCAGGAACACCATATAAGCCAATAACTGCTGCAACTACTTACAAAGTATTCAGTAAGGCTGGTGCCAACGCTACTGCAGCTGGGAATGGTTTCTACCTATCCGATGCAGACGTAGATTCAAATAAGAAAGGATACATTGTATGTGAAGTTTGTTACATACAACCTGATGCAGCTCCTCAGTACAATGATATTGAGCAGTACATAATAGGTCGCACAGTTAGCTAAATGAGGTAAACTAAGGTCAAGGTTATTACTTTGATCTTAGTTATGCTTTATAAACATAAAAAAACGGGTTCCAGAGTCAAGAAGATTAGTGAACTTGATGGTGGTGAATGCTTTATGGTCGAGGACCAGGATGGAAAAGTATTTCACGTATATGAACATGAATTAATTGTTGATACACGAGCTACTACTAAAGTTAAGACACTACAGGTGAAAGATAAGGCATCTAGAGAAGAGCCTAGAGAGTTCCCTCCTGATATGAGATTAAACATCAATGGAGCTACTGCTCAAATGATTGCTGATCACATAAAAGGAATAGGGTTAAAAACTGCAAGAGAAATAAAAGATCTACAAATGTCTTTATCGGGTGAGAGGTTTGTCAATCTGGAACAACTTAAGCAAATAAAGAGAGTGGACTGGGAAGCTGTTATTTCTGCTGATTTAATCCGAGTATAATTTAAACAATTAACAGTACTAGTGTGGAGTTATCTGATTTTGATAAAAGTAGGGTTAGGTATCATTTAGGATACTTTACTGTTTCTGTTCCAGCTGGTGATTATGC